TCAAGTTTTATATTCGTTATCGCATCAACTATCATTGATTTTAAACCAATAAACGTACCTGCCACTTTTGTCGCCATTCCTGCGACTCCGTATTTCGGGTCAGTCAGAAGTAATGATAATTGCTTCCTAAATTCAGGCAATGTTAATTTTGAAATATCTGTTATCCCCATCTTCGTTTGCATGATACCACGAAGTATAGCACCGGGACCTCTACTGAACAATATCCCCATCTGTGCGGCACGACCAAGAACGTTTGCCATTGTTTCCATATCATTGCCAGTAAGAGCGGAGGCATCTGCAACGGCAAGCATACTTCTTTCAACATCTTTTCCTATCGCACCCCACGCTTCCATCTTCTTTGCGCCAGCGACAACTTCAGAAATTGTTTGTGGAACTTTCCTCGCAACATCCCACAATGTCTCAAACATTTTAGTACCTTTTTCAACGTCTCCAACAAGTACCTGAAATTGTAACCTATAAACTTCAAATGAAGCGGCAGTATCAAGAGATGATTGCATCAGCTTTAATGTTTCAGTTACCATTTTCTTTGTTGCATATACACCAAGACCAAGTATGGCAGTTTCAGCGGCAAGGATAGACCCTTCAAGAACCTTAAATGCCTGATTCAATGTTTTAAGGCTTTCTGTGCCAGTCTTTTGAAGGTTCTTCCACATATAGGCTGTGGTGTCTTTTGCTCTTAATATAATCCACATTTGCTTGGTATCTGTTACCATTTTTTAACCTTTTTATTTGTATTTACGCTCATCTTCTTTTCTTTCTCGCCTATATATTCATTCTTCAATGCCATAGCACATTTTAAGCGTGAAAAAAGATACGCCGGTTGTTCAAGAACTCCACCACTATATGGTAAAAGCCCTGCTTCAATAAAGTTTAACAAGCCTATAATCTCCCATGATTCATTTGTAACAATAGAAATTGGACATCTATAAAACACCTCTCCTGTTTTTTCATCTGCGAATTGCGGAATGGTAGAAGGCTCATGGCAACCCCTTTTTATTCTTTCCTTCTCCGCTCTCTCAACCTCTTCCGCAGTATCTTGTCTTGGTTTACATTTATCGCAATTCATACCTTCAATAGCACAAAATACTGCGACTTTCAGTTTTTTCTTTCTTCCTCCGTTACTGAAACTTTTGCGATTGTCTGTGATATAATCTCAAGCGCATCCTGAAGATTTAAAAAATCAACGCTGATTTGGTCTTTCTTGAGTGTTACAAGTTTTCCATCTCTTTTGATGTTTCTTATTTCAGTAACATGAGCAGAAAAGAATTGCTTCACGATTGATTCAAGTTCGGAACTTTCAGAACCGGACATTTTTTCAATGAACTTTTCAGCAGACGATTCCGCCGTTATATCTCCGAAGAATCTCTGATAAAATGATGCAAGCCGAAGATATTCAAACTGTTTCAATGGAGTAACAATAAAAATAGTTTTCGGCTCTTCTATGTCGGAGATAAGTGATACCTCAAACGGTTTCTGGTCAATAGTCTTTATAGCCATACATACCTTTCATAAAAAACAGTCTCCTTAATAAGCAACAATTTTTATTTCGTCATCATCTCCACCAGCAAGGAACTCAATATCATAAGCTCTCATCCCATTTCTGTCGCCGAGACCTATGTTACGAATCTGGACTGTCGGCATGGAAATATCAAATCTATTTCCGGCAACACTTCCGACTGTCGCAACAATCGCAATCTTATCACTTGCTTCAAAGATAGACCAGAAATCCTTTTCAGAAAGAGCAACCATTTCAGGATTCACCGTTCCTGCAACTGCTCTATTCGTTATTCTCAACCCCTTCAAACCTTCAGGGGAATTTAGGTCTGGACGTTCTGAAATCTCATTATTAAAATCAAAAGTCAATGTTTCCGCTATGCCACCATAAGAATCAATCGTGAATCCAAGATTCTCAACAATGGGCGGTTGCGTAACGTTAACAAATTGAGGATTAATCTGCGTAACATCTGACGGAACATTATACAATCCCGTAAACGAGAATGTAAGTATCCCGAAGTTTCCTGCAACGAGATTACACGCAACGTTTCCATACGCACCAGTAAACAGATACTGTTGGTCATCAAGATTGAATCTCAATGCTATGCTTGCCATTTCACTCTCTTCTGAAGTCGGATTGTATGCAATGCCGCCTGCCCCTGCATCGGAAGCAATAAGACCGCAAGCCCTCAATAATGAATCAAATTCAATCGGTGAAGAAGGAGTGGGAACAATACCACGCCCCTTCAACTCAACATCAAATGAACAAGTCATTATTTTCTTGCCAACCCTGACACCAAATGCGGATATACTGTCACGGTACACATCTCTTTCCAGTATCGTAGGGTCAACTGATACGGTAAGATTTGAAATCAAAATAGCGTCAGAGACAGACATGATTGGAGCGACCCCGTAAGACGCTTCCAATTTTGCCTGTAAAACTGTTTTCCTTGTCAACATTTCATATCTCCTTTAATTATGATATATTTCCTACAATTTCACGTTCATATAATACCCATGTAACATTACCAGCCCAAAGTACCCTTCCCGTAAGAACATCCATTGTTATCTCTTCAAGGGTTGCTGGCTCTGAATTCTCCATTGTATTGTTCAAAGTAAGATTTACATTGAACTTATCCTGTATATTCTGCAAGAAACCGCTTAAAACGTCGTAGGACATCGTTTGACCCTGTTCATAGATGCTTATGTATCCACGAACTGTTATCGTGTGTACGTGCCTATAAACGTTCTTAAACGAAAGCAACTGGCTCTGCCTTGTAGTCCGGTATATCTCAAAGCCAAAAAACCTGTCTTTTGCCTTCGTTCTGAATAATTCAACAAATCTTTCAGAATTAGAATAAACAACCCTTCTTGTATAGACATTCTCAATATTCGTAACATCATCTACAAGTGTTTTTACTTCATCCAATATATCTTTAAGTGCTAAACTCATATTGAGGCAATCCCTCTATTAACACAATCCGAAAGCCAAAGTTCAAGCCATGTTTTGCTATTTTTAACGGCACGGTTCATGGTTAATACTCTGCCGCCACGTTTTGAAGACATAAACCGTTGACCATACTTTCCAGATTTACTTCTCTTTACAAAGTTCTTTGCTATTGCCCATGCAAACATTTCAGCTTCTTCAAACGTTGATATTCCAATGTTTCTTTGCACCCAATCAGTTAATGCTTTAATCGGTGGAATTTTCTCAATCCATTTACCACCATATTCAATGACCATTGAATAATCCATTATGTTATGAACTTTAATAAACAAGCCTTGAATATCCTCTTGAATCTGGCTTATCATAAAACCCTGCATATAATAGCTCAAATCCTTTGCTTCGGTTTTCGCAATCATCACACTCTGTTCTTTTATTTTTGCCGCACCGCCCTCAAGATACTCTCTCATTGCTCTATCAAATACAATCGGAGCATTCCTCTGAAGCGAATTCAGCTTCATATCAACATCTTTCGTATCAAGATAAATTCTCTTTTCGTTTGCCACGTTATATGTCATCCTTATGGAATATGCGGTCAGTTTTCCATGATGTTTCAGTTTTCCATTGTCTTGTACTATAAGCGGCTACTGTTTTTTCAATGTTATCTGCTTTACTCGCATCACCAAAAATATGATTAAGATAATCCTGTAAGAATTTCTCTGCGACCCTCAATCTTCCATCCGCAGAAGAAGTCATCTCAACAAAATCAAGTGCCTGACCATTTGATGTGGTATTATATTCTTTGTTTGCTTCTTTTATACAAGCAAAATAAGCAGAGAGTTTCAAAACTGCAAGCTGGTCAAATGTTCTCACTTCGCTTACGAGTTCAATATGCCTTGAAAAAGAAATCCTTAATTCGTCACCAACCGCAGGAGAGCTTTCATAAAGCAATAACTGCAATGTATCATCAGGTTTCTTATATAGCCCCCTGCTTTCCTCCTCAATGTATGTTTTTTGAGCAACCAAATCCGAGACTGGATATTCAACTGATTTTATGATTGAAAAATCACAAATAAAAGAAGGAGGAAAATTTATTACTCCAGTACCATTTCCTGTTAATGTGACTATAACTTCAACGGGATAATCTTGATTATATTTTTCAACTGCCTCGCCAATACTCTCAATTAGCGTATCGCTTTCGCTATCAAAGTTGATTTGCTGATTTTGTAATATGCGCCTTAATTTTTGTACGGCAGTTATGGTATTCATATTTTAAAACCCCTTAACGTGCCGACATTAAAATCTGGCTTCCTTTTCCTGCGGCAGTATAAGTTGAGCATTCAGCCCAAAATCTATCATATGCTTTATCAACAACATGGACAATCTTTGAAGCAGAAACAGGAGTCAATGATGCTAATGTATCGGGTGCGGATTCTCCACCTTCAAGACTCCCGTAAATTTTTATTACGACATCAGTAATCAAAGCACCATTAAGCAATGCCTGAAATGTTATAACTTTTGCATCATGCAATGTTATCGGGTCAAATATTTTCGTTGCAGAAACACCCTTGTCACCACACATCTTTACACCGCTACAAGGAACATTCTGGACAAGAATCAATGAACCTCTTGACATGTCTCATCTCCTTTTTAAATGGGATAGAGGAGAGCAAGATTTTACACTTGCTCTCCTCATCCATTAACCTTAACCGTTTAGGCTACTATCCCACCAAAGAAAGGACGATAGTCTATCGTACCAGCACCGTATTCGTGACGAACCTTGTACTGAATCACGTCATTGGTGAACATCGCACCAACCGATTCCTGATTTGCCGCAATAAGTGTCGGGGTTTCTTTTCCGAGAACGAAACCGATTTCCAGCCCGTCCCACTTAATCGGGTCGGCAAGCAAGTACCAGTTATTTGCATCACCACGCAGGAAGGGAGCAATCAAAGGCTCAACAGATTCGTACACAGGGTTCACGTCATTGTAGGTCTTGAAGGTATCGGTAGGAATCTGCTGTGATTTGAGAATCCGTATTGCGAGTGATTTCAATGCACGGGGTATGATGAGATACTTCGGCTCTATGCCAAGTTGCTGTTTCCCATCCATATCCTTATGTTCCCACATCTTCACCATTGCCGCATCAAGAGAAGTAACGCTCAACGCATCAGAAGTGATGTTATTGTGGGCAACATGGTACAGAGCTTTGCCGTCATAAATCGTGCCGTCATTGATTGCCGCTGTAACGTAATTCATCTGCTTATCAAATGCGTACTGATTTATGGTACGGAGAGCCGCTCTTCCCATTGCCTGCATCAGCCGTGTGAATTTGCCCAAGTCATCATTGATAAGGGCTTCACGAGATATTCCGCAGTAATTCCCTTTCTTCCCTGCTGAATAAATCGCCTTCTCTTCGCTCGGAGTCACGAATTCCTGGAATGGCGCACCTTCCAGAACCGTTGCCAGATTTGCGAACTCACCGAAAGAAACCCTGTCCTGAACCTTGAAATCGTTCAACGGACGGATTTTTGCAATCTTCCGGTACATCGCTTCGCCAACATTGTATTCACGAACAAGAACCTTTGTCTGTGAATTGGCAAGAATGTAAGGGAAGTCGCCGGAAACGATTGCTTCGCTCAATCTGCTCTTGCGAACATTCATCCCCACCTGACCGTCTATGTTTGAATCACCCGTAATGTCAATGTAGGCACGTTTGATTGAGCCATTGAAATGGTCTTTCGCACCATCTTTGCCGACTCCGCAAAGGACATCCATTCCTTCCTGAACGTAATCCATCGCTTTGTCACGGTCTGACGTGATGACATCCACGACCGATTTGTTACCCTTGTTGAACTCGGAAACAGCCTTTTCCATTGCAGAAATCTTTTTCTGCAAATCGGTTTCCTCAAAAATCCTCTCTTTGAACTCTTCCTTTATCTGCTCTTTGAATGTGGCAGGAAGATTTGAATCTCCGAGAAGTTTCGTGAGAATCATTCCGCATCTTTCTTTCGCAAATGCGAGTTTCTCTTTTGAGAGTTCTTCTTTCAGTGAACTCAACTCACCCTGAATAGCCTTTTTCGCTTCATCAAGTTCTGTAACCATCTGTAATTTCTCCTTAATAGAAAGTTCAATATCAGTCACTTTTTTTATAACATCGGAAACATTTTGTTCCGTTAACGCCATGTTAAAGAGTTCATTTTTCTTTGATGCTTCAGAAAGGACAACTCTTGCCATTTCAAAGTCAGCCTTGTTCAAATCCCTTCCTTCAATCAGTTCAGGATATGAACGTCCAAGCATCTCTACCAAAAGTTTATACATAGAATTTTCCTCCTGAAGATACGATTCAATCAATCCCAAAAATTTTCCACCAGCACTCGGATAGGTAACGCAATCAATGCTATTGAGAAACTTAACTCCAATAACATTCAGAATCTTTTCCGCTCCTTCAATCGCCTCCTCAATATCACCTTCTCCATCTATTGAAAGACCAAAAGGCATTTTAATATCTTTTTTCTTCGCAGTAAGAAGAAGGCTTCTTATTTTTTCTGCACCTTCGTCAAGATGAAGTTCAGCAATAAGCTGTTTCCCTATAACCTTTGCGTTCTTGAACCATCCAACGATATTCTCCACAAATCCCTTGATGAATTTTCTCGCATTTTCAGGAAGATGATTCAAGGTATCCTCAAATTTAAACGCATTACATTTTATCGGAGAACCCTTTGAGTCAGCCTCATTGATAATACGTTCCATATCTTCAAGGGCTTTATCTTTATAAACAGTCTTATTATAACTCTTGCCTTTTTCTATTACGGCAACCTTCCATATCGTACCCTCTTTATTCATCGCCTCAATAAGGGTCATTTCGTTCTCTGATTCTTTCATAAGGAATTCAAGGTCATTATGAGAAGCAAAGTTAATATCATTTTTCCATTGAGCAATCAGTTTAAGATAGTCTGCTTTTAACTTATCAGCAAGACCAATCTCATTCATCACTTCCATTACAACGGTCTTATCAAAACCAGCGGAAACCATTCTTGTTGCATCAACCTTGCTCAACCCGAACTGGTCAACAAGCAATGCTCTTAAAACCTTTTCTATTCCCGTTTCAATATCAATCTGCTCTGATACCGAGCCAAATTGCTTAACAAGATAATTCCTGAAATTTTCCAGTTCCTCTTTTATGCCACCACCATGATAGAATCGTATGGTCTGAATTTCAGCTTTTTTCTCTTTTCCTTCTCCCTTTATTCCATATACAACAACAACACCATCACTTTCTTTTCCATTAAAAGGTGCTTTATCAAATCTAAAAGAATTATATTTGTCGTGGTTTTCCTGTATGAAACTCCAATAATTTTTAGCTTTTTCAACATTCTCTGATTTAAAATCATGGTCTTTAATCCATTTTGCCGCACCATTATTATCCCACTTCTTAATCTCCGCTTCTTTCATATGTTTGAACATCTCAACATCTTGAAGTCTTTCTTTGGCTTCTTTTTCTGAAGAATAACAACCCATGCTCTTCCCTTTTTCGGAAACAACACACCATTCCTGCTTGTTGGGAGTTTTCTTTATGAACTCTTGTAAGGAATCTCCTTGTAGCATTTCAACGTTGACTTTATAATCACCTTGTTCAAAAATTAACTCATCCATGTTATTCCTTTACTGAATTAATTTTCCAGTTTTGGCATTATAATTAAATTTTCCACCTTTATTTAGCACTATACCTACTATACCGCTTCTAACACTCAAAGCAAATATATCGCTTTGGATAATTTCCATATACGTCATTGGAGGGATTAATCCAGAGGATGTTTTTTTAATTGCCGTCTTTAGCGAAAATTTTATTATTCTATCCATAACCCACTTCTTATCTATCTCACCAACAACTGAAACGTGTTCCGTTTTTAATACAAGTCTATTGCGTTCTTCCTTGTATCTTAAATACATTACTTTTAAATCAGCAATAGAAAAATTATCACCTATCCCCTCTATCTTTAATTTACGCATTACTCCTATAAGATGCCTTCTCCTGTCCTCACGCAATTCTTCTTTAGACATTTATCAAAGTCCTATCACGAAGATATTCTTCAGAAGGCATCGCAAGCGTATGTGCGCATCCACACAAGCATACCTCTGAAGCAGGTGCGGCAGGGTCATGCGGAAACATAAGAGATATTCCAGTAAGAGGATTAAGAAATGATTCATTAAATGGAACAGTTGTTTCATCAAGAAGAACATGTCCCTCTCTTGGTTTCCTTGCAATGGAATATACTCCGTGATGCCACATTTTCTGCGCTTCAGGAAGAAATTCCCTTGCCTGCCTCATCTGCAATTCAGAAGCAATGCTGAACATTTTGGACGTTTCAGTACGATATATAGTCCATGCTCTATCATTAAGATTCCTGAATCCAAGTTTTTCCCCGTTCAGTTCACCCATGATTGCATTAACAACAGAGATTCTTGGAGAGCCGATTGATATTCCAGTAATGATTTCAGTCATTATATTACGTGCGACTTCATTTGTTATTCCGGCAATATGCGTACTTGAAACAGTCCACGTTGCTCTGATATTAGGGTCAAGAAACATTGGGGAAAATATAGACGGTTCTTTCCACATCAAACTGAAATCAAGATTATTCCGTACTGGCTGAATAATTAAATTGATTCCAGATTGAGTGCTATCCTTTAATGAGGAAAGCAATAAGGCATCATACTTTTTATTGAAATCTTCAAGGATTAGGTTAAGCTGTTCGGACATTTTGCTCAACTGCATCCTGTTCCAAGATTCTTCATCAATGGACATTATTGCATATTTGAGTCGCCGTGATATTTCCCCAAGAAGAGAGATTATCTTATCGTCATAATATCCAACAACATTTTTATAATCATCAAGAAGTTCATATACTTCATCTGTATATATACTTTGTCTTTTACTCGGCATTTTTAAACATTTTTCATATCAAGTTTATTGCCTATTTTCTTGCCTTTACCAAATTCAATATCTTTCGCCAACCCATCCATTGCTTTAAAATAAGAATCAATATCAGAACCCTTTTTAACAATAGGGTGAGTTAATGCAGTAACATCATCATCAACTTCAATAGCATCAAGTTCCATTCCGAATTTATTAGCAAGATTAGAAAATTCCTGTGCGGCACTCTTCCCTGTTATCCATCCCTGTGAAGTTGCTATAACAAGAGATTTCGCAGTCTCATTAAGAACCTGCGCCCTGAACTTTCTATCAACTCCGGCAACAGTCGGGAACTCAAGAAATATAGCATCAAGCATTTTCCGTATTTCAGTTCTTGTTGCACTTGGGAATTTCTGCTCAAGCTGATAACGGAAAATCTTCTTAATTGCATATTTGATAGTTCCCTGTTTACGCTCAAGTCTTTTCTCTATCGGGTTGTTCTGCTCTTTTGCGGTTGCTTGAGTCGTGTTCTCACCAACAACTACCCAATGCTCCGGTATCCCAACTCCAGCAAGAATAAATCTCACAACCATTCTTACTATCATTTCCGCATCAAGTGCCTTTATGTCAGGAGTGAACAATTCCATGGAAACATTTGGAGAATGTTTAAAAACAGTATTCTTTTGAGGATTGGGGACATTAAACGCTTGTATCTCCTGCTCTGTTTTCCCTTTTATCGTAACATCAGATATAAAGTGAAAAAGTAATAGACTTCTTTCTGCGGCTTTAAAAACAAACTGGTCAAGTAAATCAAGTGCCTCAAGCATTGTTGTTAATTCTGAATAACCTCTTGTCTGTGTAGGAAGGCGATTTATCTGGAACAGAAATACATCGCCACTATACTCATACCCAATTTCAGCCTTTTTATATTCAGGCGGTACATCAAGCCTTCCATCAACTTCATTTATAACACCATAAGTTTTTGTGTTTCCACTCATATTCGGCTGAAGGACAACCTGTTTCAATCTTTTCTGGTTGCTATCGTCCCTTAAAATTTTCTCAACTTCTCTTGGGTCAACAATTCCAAGTTTTACTATCTTTGTCATTTTATCAACGGTTACTGGATATATCTGCTCACCAAGCAACCAGAGTTCATTCACCATTCCTTCAAGACACATATCAAAATCATTGTCATAATCATTCCATAAATCATCAAGAACTGGAGTCAACTTTTCACGGTATTCCTCTTTAACCGAATACGTGAGTTCAGAACCAATGACAAAGTCAGTCATCATTTCTATGACACGCTTTGCAAGTGGAAATGTTTTAAATGAATCGTAACATTGCTTTTGCAGTTCCCAATAAGTATAATAAGGAAGGTCGCTCTTTTCCTGTGAATAATGACCCTTCGCATCAGGGACTACATCACCAGTAAAAAGATATGATTCACGTAAAAGACCCTTCTCTGTTTTATCCTTTAAAATTTTCAACTCATCTTTAAGCTCTGATATTTGCTTGGCTGTTTCTTGTAACTTTTTTCTACTTACAAATGGAAAATTCATTGTTTTCTCCTAATTTATTTATAAATTATGGCATAGAAAGAACTTACTTTCAATCCATTTTGGTTGCACTTTTTCCATATCTTCGTCTTTTCTTAAACTTCCCATGAGGTAAGCCAAGGAGCATCCTTTGAAATGTTTTATATGAAATACCAAGCAAGCCAGCCGAGAAATAGCACTTCCTTGTTCTGCTTAATGTAGAAAAAATAACGATGCTATCAAATTCCTTTTTCATTTCCCAATAACGGCTTCCATCATGGAACTCATTATAATGCTTCTCTACCGCCTCTTTCAGGTCTTGCCTAAAAGTTTTCATCATCTATATCATCTCTCTTTCTAATTCCAAATCTTTTCTTTCTTATGGGATTGTTGGCGTATTCTTCATTATATTCAGAGTAATCTTTTCTAAATGTTCTTTTACGTTCAGGTTCTTCCTGCGTTTTATTTTCTGCAAATAAAACAGCTTCCTGCGTTTGCATCCAAGCTATCATGCTAAACGCATCAGCAAATCTGAAGTGGTCATTATCTGCCTTACTCCATTTATATTCTTCTTTATCATTTTCAAAAATCCGTGTAATTGATACCATGCTTTCAAACCAAAAACCACCAAGAACCCCTTCGTATCCTTTTGGTAAAATATTAAATTTCATTCGCATATTCTTCATTGCTTCATCAAGCATCCATGTTCTATCAATTTTTATTACACCTAAATCACTATCTTCCTGAAAACCAAGCAGTTTAAGATTCCCGCCTCTCGTATCAAGTTCTTCTATCAATATCACATCGCAAATCCCAATCATATCCTCTCTAAATTTTTGCATGAGGTGGCGTTCCGGTTTTATACCAACACATAATGTTCTTATATTAAATAGTTCTATCTTTTCTTTTACTTCATCAAGAGTTCCGCACCTAAACGCATTAATAAACAATTTCTTTCTTTTCCCATCATGCCTTGCTGACATATCAATTTGTAAATCAAATTTATCTCCAATGTCCAGACCTGCTATACAGACTTTCGTTGAAGATTCTCTTGTCGTATAATCATAAACCAACCTATCAAGCATTTCCTTTGTTACTTTTGAGCCAGTTCCAGAATAAGGTAATCCAAGTTTCTTATTATAGAATACCTGCATTTTATATTCATTCCCCTCTGCATCTTTAAGGTCAAGCCATAACTCACTAACTTTACTTGTTAATTTTATTAATTTTGAAATATGATAGGAAGCAATTTTACCACTCTTATTCATTTGCACCCAAAATCCGTTGTTAGGTCTTTCCTGAACAAAGTTGCATTGACCACAATTAATCATTATATCACGGTCAAGATTTTCATTCCACTCGCTATCGTATAATTGAAATGCAACATGATTCCCGTCCTTGTCCTTTATCTCTTTTACAACACATTTAAAAAAATCTGCTTTAATCTTGCATCCGCATCTCACACATTTAAAGAACCATTCATATTGCTTGCCAGCCTTAAACGGTTTTGAAATACCAAAGTTATCAACACTTGGATTCCCAACGTAATACTTAAATTTATATTTGCTATTCTCAAGCCTTGTATCTATAAGGCTCATATTTTCGGAGTTACAACTATCGTATTCATCAACAATGGCAACATCAGCAGGAAACTCATCAAAATGACTTTTACTATTTGATATTACAAATTTCCAGTTTGCTTTTCCCATGCTACGAAGGTATTTGTTCCTTCGGTCATCATTCTCCATATTCTTGTATATCTCAACACTATCGCATAGTTCATCTATTCTTCCCTTAACAAAACTATACTTTGCTTCACCCGTACTGAATACATGAAACACATTAAGACCCAAATCCATACAAGCAAAGCCACGCATCAAAGCCCACTCGCTCTTTCCAGTCTGTACGCTTGACATGACAATTATTTCAGATGATTCATCAAAGTAAATCTGCAAAAGATACTTCATCTTATCAAAGGACATTTTTTGGTGTGAAGTAGAAAGGTGATGACCGTCAAAAAACATCATGCAGGTATTAACAATATCTTTTGATGCGATTCTTTTTATTTCATCATCACTTCTTGGAACTAACGCATTGACTATCTTTGCTTCTTCCTGTTCCTTATCCATTTTCTTTTTCTTCTCCTTCTGGAATATCTTCAATGTCAACTATTTTTACATTTTCAATTTCAATCTGATTAAATTTATTCTTTAACATTTTATTGACTGATTCACTTTTGTCCTTTAGCTTTTTAATATCACTATCAGACGCTTCCTCAAGTTCCCTTCTTCTGCTATCAAGACCTATCACTCCCTGATTGACATGGATACTTGGCGATTGCCTTAAATCATCTTCTTTCGTTTTCATATTCAAGGCACGTTTCGCATCATTAACAACATCAGAAAGGTTTGCCTTCATGTGTATCCGTTCTGGATTCTCTGAAAATTTCAGAACAAGGTCAACGAGCGCTTTGGTAAGATTATTTTTCATTGTAACCGATTCTTTAAGTTGCTGTGCAAGTTCAGGGTCAATTTCAGAAGCCCTTCCGTCAACAAGGCGTTCAAGCATACGAAGTTCTTTTTGCCTTTTAAGTTTATTCCATGCATATTTTTTACTTGCTCTTGCTATAAGAGAACTGCACGGCATGTCTTTTCCTTCTTTCCTTTGGACTTCACACCATTCAGCAAATGCTCTTACAGATTTAAAATTACTTTTTAAAAAATCTTTGGTTATTTTAACCCAATCATACTTTCCGATTCCATTACTATCAGCCATCATTTTCTCCTGTATCTTGACTTACTACCACAATTTTCACAAAAGAACAATTCCTTCTTACCAGTAACCTTTTTAAGCCCCGTAAAGCCACATTTTTTACAGTACTTTTCGTCTTTTTTTAACTTAAAATATCTGTATAACTTATTCATTTTATTCATATTATAAAAGTATGGAATTCAAAATCACTACCGCTTCCAATACCACTATTCATTTATTTCCAATGACTTATAAGGCGTACTGTTATAACTCGCAAGTCATAAACTACTCATTTTAAATGGATAAAATAGATTTATTAGCGGTTAATAATTTCCTGACATTTGCATAATGTTTCACGAAGCAATTTTACCAAAATATTTACTTTTATATGGATGAAAATTTCTTGTATGACACTTCCTGCAACACCATATAACAGAATATGGTTTATCATAAGAAATGTGATGACCATGAATTTTTTTCTTTAATTTTGATATATAGTGAACATTACAGAGCAATATTCATCCGGTTTTGGCTCTTGTTTCTTTTTTTCTTCTATCGTTGATTTTATGTAATTATGAACAACGAACATTGAAAGTGTCTCAACGGGGGCTTTTTCTATAATCTTCTCTACTTTTTCAAACAATGTAAATAGAGATTTTTCAGTTATACCATGCTCTTTTACAACATTCATTATAGTCATATTTATTGATAAGTAAAATAATCCAAGGAAGGAATCAAGCTCTTCAATATTCTCACTATATATTCTTGCTTCCATTAAGCCTTTCCTCCAGTAAGAACCCAGAATCCAAGTGCAAAGATAAGCATACCAAGAAGAGTGCGGAGCAACTTTGAATCCATTTTTTTGGTGAGCATAGCACCAATGGGAGACCCTATCATAGAACCAATACACATAAATAAAACAATATCCCATCCTTCTATCCCACGAATGAGCGCATAGGTAATAAATGAAGCGATACAAATAGGTGCTTCAGCAAATGTCGTGCAACCGATTGAAGCCTTACTTTCATTGCCAGCGATTATCTGACCGCCAGTTACGATTGGACCAAACCCGCCACCGGATAATCCCTTATTAAATGATGAAATCGTCCCTACAACAACCATCTTCCACCATGAAAAAGAAAATTCACTCCGAAGTAACATTACCGCACCTACAATGAGAACAAGAACGCCAATGTAATTTTTCATAAAAACCTTTGATATGTTTATGCCGACCATTGCGCCAATAACTGTTGCAAATATTCCAAGAACGGTAATAAGAAGCACTACCTTCAAATCTTTCTTGCCATATGTGAAATCTACATTTTTAAGTTTATGATGGAACATACTTGCCGTGAAACCTCCCATTGCTTGAGATAGCAACACCGCAGGAACAATCACGATTGGGTCGTAGCCCATTATAATGAGCAAGGGAGAGAGAACTGTTCCATATCCCATACCAAGCCCTGCATCAATGAACTCCATTACAGCCGCCATTAAAATGATTAAAATTGCTTCCATTAACGACTCCTTTTATTTGAGATTCCATTTTGTATCAACTTGATAACCATTAACCATAAATTCTTCATCAGACCTTATTGCAAAATTTATTTCATTCGGCATTGCACTACATCCAACAACGAACACAGCAAGAACAATCAGAAACCAAAAAAATATTTCTCTCATTAATTATTCCTTACAATGATTATTCCGATTATGATTCCAATGAGGATTGAAATGCAGATTACCATTACCATTTCAGATTCCATTGCACTCCATGTTTCTATATATCATGTAAAACACTATATCATACAATAAGGAATTTGTCAAATAAATTACTTCACAATTATCAGTTTTTTAAAATATTTTAAATATTTTTTTATAGAAAAACACTAATTTTGAGATAATATAGATAGAAGAAAGGATAATGCCATGAATAAAACTATGCTGATGCCTATAGAAGTTCCTGTAGGAAAATACT